TCCGCAGGTAAGCTACCTAATTGACCTCGTGGCCACTTGATTCTAAATTCTGTATTTTCAGTTAAATCTTTTTCCATTAATTCTAATGTCGTTGAAATTTTATTTTGAGTTTCAATAATACCAAAATATGCCCACGTTCCTATTGCGACCATAGTAATCAAGGATAAAACTGTTTTCATTGGCATTTGAACTGCCGCTTCTTCTGATATTTTTAAAGGTTTAGGCATTAGTTATAATTATAACTCCCTGATGGAGTATCTCCTTTTTCTAAAATTTTAAATAATTGTTTATGTTGTTCCATAATATTCTCATCTGAATCCATCATTTTATCCATTTGTTCTTCTAACTTTAAAACTTGTTCTCTTAACACTTGTACTTTATCTTCGTGAACTGCTTGAATAGTAGAGAGTTCAAAAGTACGAGATAATGACCAACCACCTAAAGCTATTAATAGTCCAACTAATAATGTCATTAATTTATCTGCCATTAAAACGCCTCGCAAACATCAAATTCATAATTATATAAATCATTAGTTGATGATAAGTTAGACGCAGAAATGCCTAAACTATATTGTTGAACATTACTTGTTAAATAAACTGTAAAAGGAACATCATCATACGTTACAGCTTCATCATTTGCTAATGCTTCAATAATTGGTGGTTCAATAGTTACAGTAGCCGCATTAGAACTTGGAGTAACATCAGAAACCACCATATAAACTTTTGTATGATTCGCAAATTTTATAAAATCTCCTGCCTTTAGTGAACCTGCTGAATCAGCGTTAAATCCATCAATCGCTATTGTACTATCTCCTGCTGTGTGAGAACCATTAACTGCTATTGATGTTGTTTCTGATCCTAGTGCATCTTTAATTTTAGGTGGTATAATCGTAAATGTTTCTTTTTGTCCTTTTTGTTTAGTTATGAAAGCAAGTATAGGTGCAAATTCTTCTCTAGTTAAATATGTATATCTACAAGTAAATTTCCAACGCTGATTATCAATTTGTCTAGCAAATCTACGACCACTATCAGAAATACTTAATAAAGTATTTACTTCACTACTAAAATTCATAGCATTAAAAACTGGTGATGTTGGTAATTGTCCACTCATTATATTAAATTACTTTGTCCTTTATCATTTACAGCACTATTAATCATTCCGATTATCATACCTCTTTCATTAGCTAGTAACTGCTGAAAACCTGCTGTGTCAACCGCATTAATAGTAAAATTAACATTAACATTTTTTCCACCTACTCCTGGTGCAATATATCCTGCACTATTAGGTATAAAGGTTTCTGGCCCACCTTCTCCAACCATATAAGGTTTATTTTCTGAAACTGCTCCACCTTGTCTTCTAGCTGTAAATTTCTGTGAACGTATTTGTGATACTTGTGCCATACCAAAAGCTAATGCAGAACCAGCCGCAAGATAATTATAAGGTGAAGAATATTGTTCAAAAGCATTTGTAACTGCCGCATAAGTTTTCATAATTGCTTTAGAAATATGATATGCCTGTAACATTTTAAATGCTTTTGCACTATGTCCTGACATAATAGTTAATGTTCCCTCTAAATTAGAATCAATATCTGCTTTAGCTTTATCTCTCATATCTTGTTCTTTCTTTTGCATAAGAAGTTCAAACTCTATATGATTTTTAAGAGCAGTTTGTTTTCTACCTATCCATTGATCATATTGTTCTTCTCGTTTTTTTAATTCACTCTTTTCAGCCGCACCTAAAAGCATAATTTTATCTATATATTCTTCGTCAAAACCAGTTGTTAATTTATTTATCGTGCCTCTCATTTTAGCAATTTCTGCTTCCATTTCTGCACTATGAGTTTTTACAACATCTATTGTTTTTTTAAATCCTCTTTCTAATGCTTTATTCATATTTTGAATCATTAACATAGCAGTTCCTAAATTATAGAATATAGCTTCTAAATTACTTAAATGACTTCCAAAATTTATCAAAACATATTTGGCTCTTATAAATGTTTCTAAAACATTACCTACAATTTTAATAAACTCTTGACCTAAAAATTGACCAAATTTATCTATACCTTTATGCGTATCTGCCCATTCTAATAAGTTATTTCTTAAAACATCTGAAACTTTTTCTATTGCTGGTGCTAACGCAACAGTAAAATGATTTGAAACGCCTGTGAATAACGATTTAGTTCGAGTTATTGAATCGTTAGCATCTTCAACTGCTGTAACCATTTCAGTTGTTAAAATTAAACCAAATCTTCTAGCTTCTTCTGCAACTTCTTTTATTCCTTGTTTTCCTCTTTCGATCGCAGTTAAGAGTTCAATATTTCTACCACCAAATAATTTATAAGCGGCCGCAGTTTTATCTGTGCCATCTTTCATTAATCTTAATTTGTCAGCAACTAATTCAAACTGAAGCATTAAATCTCCGTTTGTTTCTCTTAAATCTTCTTGGGTAATTCCTAATTGAATAAATGCGTCTTGTGCAATACCAGTTCCTTTAACGAGCCAATCGTTAATACCAACTGCCATTGTTCTTGCACCTTTAGCAAACGCTTCTAAAGATGTTCCACCTAAATTAGCGGCTAATCTAAATGCACTTAATTCTTCTGTTGAAATGAAAATTTGTCGAGATAACTTTCCTATTTTATCAATGCTATTTAATGAATTTCTAACTAATAAACCTAAACCAGCTACACCAGCAACAGCCGCTAGTCCTGTTTTCATATTAAAGATAGCTTTACTAACGCCATTTAATCCACGTTTTAATGTACTAAATGCACGTTTCGTTCTATCTTTAGCGTTTATATCAAATTGTAATCTATTTCTTGCCATTATCGTTTTAACTTACTATCTCGATTTAATTTATCATAAAAAGCACACCATAAATTAAACTCATTTACACTCATATTCATTATTTGAGATAGTTGCAAGTTAAGGTCTTTGGCTAGATGTAGGATATTGACGAGTTCTTTATCAGTCCTGATTTTTTTTTAGCCAGTCTTCAACTGGCACAACTTTTAAAATGTCTTGGGCCACTCTGGCCACTACTTCAGGATCAACTGATCTCATTAAAGTTTGTTTATCTTCTAATGAATAAAGTTTTTTTCCCTCTTTGTCTTCAGCTTTAAGAATTAAAACGTCAGCAAATAAAGTGACATCGTCAGGTTTAGTATTTCTCGTCAAGATTCTTTTATCGGCTAAAGTTAAAGGTTTAGCATAGACAGTAATTCCCCATTCAGGAACATCAATAATCTTCCTGTCAATAGCTTTAAAATGTTCTTTAGCTTTATCGAGAATATCACTCATTAAAAGAGTAAGTATCGAATTATATACTAAATGTCAAATTAAACTGTTCCTCTAGTCAATGCACCAGTCAAAGTCGCTGAAAAAGTAGCTTCAATCATTCCATCAGTAGGAATTGAAACAGAATTAGCAGTTATAATCCAAGTACCACCATAATAATAATCAGAAGAATCTGCTCCTTCTGGGTATAATGTCATAGTAACTTGTTGTCCTTCCGCTATTGCGATCTGTCCGTTAGTGTCTGTTTCGTCCCAGAAACACTCGACAGATGCAGTTGCACCTTTTTTGCCAACTTGGAAAGTCTTGGCAGTATCAGTTAATGTAGTATCTTCTAATATTTCTGCTGTTGTATCTAAAGTAAAACTTCTTACTTCAGCAACAGTATTAGTTCCAACTTTAATTAAACCTGAACTACCTGTATGTGTTGCCATTATTATTTGTCCTCTTTATTAATTTTGTATTTAGCTTTATTACTAAATACTTTAGGTTTAATAACAGTCGCCTCAACCTTTGTGTACCCTAATTTCAAAAAATATTCTTCCATATCTTTTGAAGTTTCAATAACACTTTCACCATTTGGTGCTTTAAGACTTATTCTATTTGTTGCCATAATTATACTCCTGCTTGTACTGCATTTTCGACAGTATTGTAATTAATTAAATACGTCAACCTCATCAAACCTGTTTTTTGACTAGCAGTATCAAATTCAATTTCAGTAGATACTAATTTTGTATCTTTTGCGTTTCCACCACGACTGACATCAGTCACCATAGCTTCTTCAACTTCTTCGGCAATCGTATCAAGCGTGTCATCTATATTAGCTGTACCTCTACAATGTGCTTCTATAATTAAATTTAACGATCTTTGTTGAGTTCGAGTATTTCTTCCTAATGTATAATCTTCGATTGATTCATCTAAAGTATAAACGATTAAAGCTGGAAGATTCCCAGTCTGTAAAGGAAAATATCGAGTTTCATATACATTGGAACCAGTTGTTGATAAACTTGTAACTGTTGTAACTACGTGTTCTCTAATTGTTTTTCTAATATGAGCCATATTATCCTGATAAAGTTATTCTTGTTACTCCAGTTCCATCAGGTAGTAATTCTTTAATGTAATAAGTCGTGCTATTGATAACTAAAGTATCATTAAAAGTAGCACTAGATACATCACTAGCTTTACAAGTAAAGACAGGTACTTCCTCTATAAGACCAGCTTCACCTACTGCTTGTTCAACTGATTCTTTATCAAAAATACCTTTAATTGTTGATGATGTTCCAGCAGAAACATCAGTAAATGTTGCTGATGAAGCGAAATCATCTGTATCAAAAAATATTGCTCGTTCTGTATCTGTTTCTACTGCCATTTTACTTTGCTTTTTTTAAACATTGTGTTAAAAACTTAAATAGGTATGAATTGGCCTTGAATATCTTTTCGTAACCATCACCAACAGCTTTTGCGATTGGCTCTTCTCCTTTAGTATTAACATCAATATCTTCCATATTCATAATAATATGAAATAACTCGTGAAAGATAGTATTAAATAATATTAAACCTTTCAACCGCTTATCTATTTCTAAAATTTGAGTGTTTGGATCATATAGACCAAAACAATCTTTTAAAATGACATATTCAATACGAATCTTCCTTTTACCATACTTGATAAAAGTAGGTTTCATTTAGAATATAATTGATAATAAAATAATAATAGCAATAGCAATACCAATAGATACTTTAGGATTTGCTTTTGCAAGTTTATACCAATCTTTATAGTTGGTAATCATAACAAGCTCCTATTTTTTTTTTCTTGAAAATATACTTTTCTTTTTAACAGCTTTATTTTCAGGTTTCTTAACATCTTCTGCTGAAATGCTTTTTGTAGAAGCTATTGCTTTACGCATACCAATTAATAAATTAGCATCTTCTTCACTTGCATTTATTACATCGCCAGATTTAGCTAATTGACCTTTAACAAATGTCTGTTTTAATATTTTTATCTTCATAATTACCTCTTTTACATAAAAGAAAAGGCGTGGTCAATGCCACGCCTAATCTTATAAACTGCTATAATCTTAATGATTATGCAATTAAGTCTTTAATTGCCGCAAAACTTTCTGCGTGTCTAACAGCAACATCTACATCGTATAATCCGATTATTCTAGTACCACCTTTAGCGGCATTAGTGTAAGGATCAACCGATATGTCCAAAGAACCCCATTCTCCAATGATCAAATCATTGAAATTTCCAAAAGTAAGAGCAGAACAAGTTCCACTTGCTGTACCTTTAGTTAAATTATCTGGAGAGTTTGTTGTTGAAAAGACTTTATATCCCATCAAGTTGTTTTGATCGTTCATAATCATAACAGAGTCAGATGAACTAACTTTTGCTATTGCCATAAGACGAGAAATTTGAAGTGGAGAAGTAACCCAGCCCAATGCACCTATATTCGCATTGTCAGTAGCAACTTCTTTCCAAGTTTCAACAACTTTAGCCCAAGTAGCTTGATCGCCATTCGTACCCATAGCAACTGATCCAATTCCAGAAGTATTTAAAATACCTGTTGGAGTGTTGGAAGTACCATCGCCTTGAATAGCTTTTTTATCAACTTCGTTAGATAATGTCTGTATTATGTCATTTCTAACAATAGTTTCGATAGCTGGAGTAGATTGGTGCATTAAGTGTCTTGATATGTCAGTAAATGTTCCTAATGTTTTAGGAGCCATTGTTACTTGTCTGTAAGTTGGATTAACTTCCGTTACTGCCGCATTTTCTGCAACCCAAGACGCTGAATTAACTGCGTTTTGTGCTGGTATTGCAACATCACCAACTAGACCACTCAAAACTAAAGCACCTGCTTGTTTCACAACCATTCTTGCTCTTAACGCTTCAATAAATGAACCTGCTAAAAGGTTAGTTGCTACTAAAGCACCACCATCGCCACTTACTCCTGAAATTAAATCTCTTTGCCATCTAATGTCAGATGGAATGAAGATTCCTCTAGGAGATTTGCCTGTTTTACGAGAGATTTCATCAGACGCTTCTTTTTCAAGTTCAGCACCAGACCAATTTCCAGTTGTCATCGCTTTAATAGCTTTGACAATAGAATAGTCTTGTGTTTCTCTATTAGAAAGTCCAACTGCATCTTTTTTATCCAAAGGTTTCGCATCGCCCAGTTTGTCTAAAACAATTCCTCTAAATTGAGCAAGAGAAACGCCATCATTAACTGCTTTACTCGCTAGGTCAGAACAATTATGTCTTGCACCTAATGAACTAATTTCTTTAATTCTAGCTGTTTCTTCTTTTCTCGCTTTAGCGATTTGTTCTTCAACATTAACTGGAGATTGTTCCACTTTTGGAGTTTCTTTTGCTTTTTCCATTGTGTTTTCTCTAGTTATGACCTCAATAACTTCTTTACGATTATCTTGGTCGGTTAAATTATCATATCTATTTCTTCCTACGCCAACAGTTGTGTCTGCTGGTATGGAAACAATAGACGCTTCCAATGGTTTCCAATTAACACGATAACTTGGCTTTTCCTTATCCTCATCATCATTTTTAATTTTCTCCATCTTCATTATTTCATAGCCCACACTCACATTACTGCGAATGCCATCTATGACATCACGAAAAACCTCATCAGCTAGTTTTGATTTTCCAAATCTCACGACTGCACGACCTACCTTGTCAGCATCGCTGATATTTGCTTTTTCTATGACTCCTATTTGCTTTTCTAAATCGTGGTTAAGCAATAATGGTGCTTTACCACTAGCAATAAATGAAAAATCCACATCTTGCGGATTATGACTTAAAATTTCTGTTCCAAAACTTCTATCGTATGGTTCTTCTGATGAAAATGCTAAATTAACAGTTCTCTTATCTTCGTTAATTGCTTTTTGATCTAATCCAAAAAGACGATATAATTTTTCTTTAGTAGATTCTTGATTAGTTACTTTTTGTTGAATTTCCTTTTTAGTTTCCATACTCTTTTCGTTTTCTTTTTGTTCTTGTTTCTCAACAGGTTTCTTTTCTTCTTTAGAAAGTGATGGTACATTATTTTTTGCACCAGATTGCTCCCTGTCCCCTTCTTTGTTATCGCCATCTGATTTTCCAAATGTTATTGTGACTGAATCGTTTGATTCACTTATATCTTGTATGTGCTTTTTATTCATATTATTCATATCTATTATTTTTCTTGTTCTTCTTCAACCTCTTTTGGTTGATTATCTTGTATTTGTTTTTGTCCAAATGGTTCAAACGCTAATTGTATTCCAAATTTATCAGCTAATTCTTTATCTGACTGAATCTGACTAAATACATCTTCTACATCACGACCATAACCAGATTGAACGTCTTGAAATGATAAAAAACCATTCTCTACTCCTACTTTTAACGCTTCTACTTCTTTTTTAGGATCAATCCATTGCCAACCTCTTGCTCTCCAAATTGGATTATTAAATTTAGGAAATTTAGAAGGTGGTAAACCATTTAATTTATCTGTTAATAATACCATTTCTAACCAATGAGCATAAATAACATCGTGAAAGTTTCGAATCATACGATATTGTTCACATTGAAAAAAATTACGTTCTTCTAACGCACCTTGTCTGATGCTAGAATAATTTACACTCTCTAAATCATTTGCAAGTGTATTATAACTAACATTTAAACTACTAGCGACAGTTCTGATAACTGCTTTAGTAAAATCTTTAAATGCAGTTGTTGGGTGTTGTGGATCAAAAGACTGAAAATCTGTTCCAGTTGGTAATTGTTCAAAAGTACCTGCTTCTGCATACATAACTGGATTGTTTGTGTCTATTTTATCTTCTCCAGTATAACCATCTGCATCATTTGATTTAAAGAAACCCATTTTACTTGCACCTACTCTAGCGGCTACTAATTCTGCTTCCATATAACCATCGAGCATTTTTAAATCTCTTAAACAAGAAGCTAAAGGCGGAATACCACGAGTTTGATGTGGTCTTTCTTGATGATAGTAGTGTATTATTTCACTAGCAGGAACAACATTATATTTTTCACCAATATAAGGACTAACAACTAAATCATCGTTTGGGTGTAATTTAAGTAAATGATAATTAACAGGTTTTCCAAACTTATTAACTTCGACTCCCATTCTAATTTGATTACCATTACTTAATTGTTGATTTAAGTCGTGATCTAAAAAATCAGATTCAATAAATTCTATTGCAAACTTATGTGGATTATCAAAATTTTTAATTAATCTAATTAATACTTCACCATCTCTTGCATAAGTTTCAGCAAATAATCTTTGACATTCTATCCAACCTAATTTCTCATCAGCAGTACATCTAACTCCCCATTCTTTAAATCTACGTTCAATAGTATTATTAGCAAAGCTATCTAATGCTCCATTTGGATCACGACTTCTAACTTGTAAATGAACTCCTTTGGCTCCAACAATATTATCAACATAAACACTAATATATCGTCTAGCATAAGCATTATTTCTTGATAAATCTCTTGCTCTACTTCTTAAAACTCTTAAACTTTGTTTAATTTCACTATCAGCAGATTTAGAAGTTAAAACAAAATTATTTAATAATCTATTTTGTGATGCACCAGCATAAAAGCTACGTCTTTTTCTTTTTCTAAATATATTTTTTAATCTATCAACCAACGTCATTAAATTGTACCTTTACTACTCTACCTGATCCTTCTTTATTACCAGTTCTAAATTCAGCAACTTCTTTTTGATATTCTGCTTTATAATAATCTCTCCATTGTAATAATTCAGCTATACCAATTTTACTTAATGATCTTCCTTGAATTGAATAACTTGAAACATCTGCATCTGCTCTACCTTCTAAAATGCTTTCAATTTTTTCAAGCATTTTTTTGGCGTGACTTCTAGTATCTCCAGTAGTTGCAAAATAATTATCTTTTACTGTTAATTTTCCAGAATCTATAATTATTGTTTCACTATCACTTGTTTGAAGAACTTTTAAAAACCATTGATAATCTCCAGCAGTATAACTAGATGTAGCAGAATTATCTAAAGTAAAAGTATAATCTGTTCCTGACTCTGTAACTGTTGCTGAAAATCTTATTGAGCCATCGGTTTCTCTTGATGCTTCCCAAACCATAGAGTGACTTGATGGATCATAGTCAGAACCAATATCTGTTCTTTTCCATACAACAGTTTCGCCTTTGTATATTACTATTGGTTCTTTTTCAGGTATATCTGTAAATAAATTTGCCATATTATTTTAATTATTCCACGATTTAGCAAAATTAGTATGTTTTTTATAATGTTTCAACCTACTTTGGTTGACTTTATGATTCATTTGTGTTTGCCCACTTTTTTGTTTTTCGGATATTCTATTCAAGTCTGCGTTTAACAATGTAAAAGCTGATAGTGCATAAACTCTACAATCTAACGCTTCATTTCTTGGTCGCATTAATACCCATTCACGTTTTTTAAAACCTCGTCTATATTTTGTTACAATTTTTTCTGCTGTTAATTGTCTAAAATACTCCTCGCTATATTTAGTAGGAAAATGACAATATCCAGCACCTAAATTCTTAACCCTTAATCTCGAATATATTAATTCTTTAGCAGTATCAACGCCAATAGGAAATAAAGTTACTCTGGCTATGTTATTACGACTTGGCCTTCCTACAATCGGTTTACCTTCTCCACCTATACCTTTAATCGCAAAGACTCGTCTTGCATATCGAGTCTTACAGAACTGATAAACAGTATTTGTATGGTGTCCACTATCTATACAAGTTGATACTATCTTTAATTTAGAGCCATCTGACTTATCATACGTTTTTGTTAATAACATTTCTAACTCTTGCCATATTGCTGGTGCTGATGGATCGCCATAAAGTATATGATAATCAATACTCCACGTTTCTTCTTCTAAACCCCAACCTACTACTTCACATTCTATTCTATCATCTTGAATATCTACTCCTGCTGTTAATAAGATAATTTCATCAGGAAACTTATAATCTTCTCGTCTATCATATAGACCTAAATCATCAATACGTTCTCCTTCATCTTCCCAAGTTTCTCCTAAATAAGTATTAACAAAGACTCTTAATGTTTCAGGAAGTTTTTTTGCTCGTAAGAACTCACCTACTGCTTCTTCCATTGTTACCCATACTGAATATAGTCCATTTAATCTAAAACCTGCTCGTCCATTAAATAATTGTGTTGCTTTCCATTTACCTTTACTAATATTGGCTACTCTTTCAACATCACTCCATTTTTTTTCACAATGCTCACAAATATATTTAGCTGTTGCTGGTTTATTCTTTTCCCATTGTACTTGCGACCATTTTAAAGTTTGTTTTTTATTACATTTATGACAAGGAACATAAAATAGTCTTTGGTCGCTCTCTTCATAAGCAGATTCAATAGCACTCGCACCTTTAACTGTTGGAGTTGATGTTAATACTAACTTACTATCCCAAAATGTAGCACTTCTTCTTTTCGCTAACATAACTGGATCGCCTTCACTTCCTGCTGTTGGTGGGTATCTATCAATCTCGTCACATAAAACTATTTTAATAGGTCTTGATGCTAAAGACGCAGGACTATTTGCACCACAAGCTGTTATATGACCACCTTCAAATACTTTATGCAATACAGTATTGCCTGAATCTTTACTTTTAACATCAGCAACTTTAGCTTTAAGTATATTACTATCTCGAATCATTGGTGCTAATCTATCTTGCGACCAAGCACGAGCCATTTCCAATGTTGGTTGAACAATTAATATAGGAGCAGGTGCATAAGCAATATAATAACCAATGGCATTAAGTAAGACTTCTGTTTTACCTATTTGAGAACAAGACATTACAACAACTTCATTAATCGCTGGATCATTTATACTATCCATTATTTCTTTTTGAAATATGGCTCTTGCAGTTTCAAATTTACCAGCTTCACTACTGCTTTCAGTAGATAAGTGTCTAAATTTATCTGCCCATTGACTTATTTTTAGGTGTGGCGGTGGTTTTATTAGACTCATTGTTTTTTGCCACACTTCTGTCATCGCTGGAGATTTCATAGAGTGCCTCATATATTTTATCTTGTAATATTAGTTTAATTTCGTTTATACTCTTAACTGTAACAACAACAGGAGCAACCTTATTTGGTATTGACAATAATTTTTGTTTTACTTTCTGTACTAATTCTAGCCAAGTGCGTTTTACTTCTTCTTTCGGTATTAATTCGCCTGTTGCCTTCATTTTTTCTATTTCTGCTAGTTCTGCTTTCGCTTTAAGTAATTTATTTTTATTCTTTAATACTTCTTCTGCTGTAAAATCACCACCTACTTTAGCTTTTAGATAATCAATATAACCTTGAACGCTTCCTATTAAATCATACTTACCTCTTTCAGCTTTAGGTATAATTTCTTCTTTAGCTAATTGTTGTATTCTTCTTTCAGATAACTTTAGTAGTTTTGCAATAGCTTGAATATTAAATGATGTAGCCATTTATCGTACAAAGTTGTCATTTATATCTTTGCACCAATGAACAAAAACATTTTTACCTTTATATTTAATTAAAGTCGTTGATTGATTAGTATGTGGTTTATAATTTGGATTTTTAACAAATGTAACAGTATTATTAAATGCTTTTTCACAAGTTATTTTTTTAACACTATAACTGATAGGTATTTTTACTAATTCATAACTAGCTTCTGCTTGTAATAATCCTAAAAATAAAAATAATATATTCATTTACCTACCTTGTCCTCTATAACGCTTTTTGTGACTGCCCTTGTTAGGTCTTTTAGTGTGTCTGCCTTTACGTTTTTTTGTTGTGCGTTTAACATAATTATTAACGCCCCACTTTGGTTTCTTTGCCATTACGACTCTCTAACTCATTAATCTTTTTATACAAACGACCTAGTTCTTTGTCTTTTGCGTTTAAATCTCTATCTTTTGTTAATATATCTATTTGTGCTTGTTCTCTTACTAATGCAATCTCTTTCTCATAATAATCTATCTTCTTTATCATAAGTTCATCAGCTTCTTTTTTAACTTCTTCTATTTGAGCAAGACAATCAACCTTATGAAGTCTTTTTTTTAAAACAACTAAATAGCAAATTGCATCAATCAGTTCTTCAATTATATCTTCTGTCCAATCATCAATAGTTTTAGGATTCTCGTCCATAGTTTGTTTAAATTTTTTCATACCTTGTTGATGTCTAACAAATATTCTATCAATAACATCATTAGTTACTGGATCAGAAGTTTTCACTTTATATCTTTTCATTAAATCATAATTTAATTGAGTTAATTGAGCATTGTCTTGTTTTAAAGCTGAAATATAAATACCATTATTTTCTACACGAATTTTAAAAGCTGATTCAGGTTTATTTATTTTTTTTCTACTCATTTATGGATATAACCATATTATTATCATACCTATAAAACCCATCATAATCGTAAACCAAATACTATCTATAAATTCCATTACCAAGTATGCCCGCAACTAGGACATTCATTTTTTTTACTTATTGTTTCTTCATTGTCTTGCATAGTTCCAGCTAATGCTTTGGCTATTTCTTCTTGACTAAAGCCAATGTTATTAAACCATTCTGCATCTAACTTACTGTTTAATTCTAATTCTGCTAATTCAGTTCTTAATAAATTCTTATCCCATTCTGATTCATCTGCAACTCTATTATCTGCTAGTCTATATTTTCTAATATCTAAATCTGATAAATGATTTAATTCAATATAAGGAACTTGTTCCATTCCTAATTTCTTTGCCGCTTCATATCTTGTATGACCACTAACTATAATCTTATCAATCATATTATTAATAGTAATAGGAACATTAAATCCAAACGACTTAATAGATTCAGCAACTAAAGGAATTGCTTTAGTAATTTTTCTAGGATTTTTTGCGTATGGTACCAGATGATCTATTGGTATCTGTTTTAAATTAGGATTGATCTTTATGTTTAGTTTTGGCATTTGAAAAAATTAGATTTAAGCTAAAAGTTCTTCGTTCTCCTTTTATATCTGGAAATTTATATTTGCTTTTAAAAGGATAAACTTGATGATCTAACCAATGTGGAAACATATAGAACTCTCCAACAACTGGTTTAACTTTCATATTGTTAGGACAATTCAAACCAATCGTTCCATATCTAAAGTCTGTATAACCACCAAAAGGATTATGATCTTTATCTTCTTCTGCCCAATATTCATTTATATCATCAGGAAGTTTTAAATAACCTAAACAGCTTATTTGACAACCAGTATGATAGTGAGCAGGATTAAAATCGCCAGCATATTGTCTAACATACCAACCACTAGCTATCCCAACTTTGAAATTATCTTTTTGTTCTTTGTAATCTTTATCGCTTGGAAACAAATATCGAGAAGTAACAGCATTAAACCAATGAGCGTGTTTAAGTAATATATCTTGACTAATATGATATTCTTCTTCAACTCGACCTGCTAATTGATCTGACCAATCTCGTTTTTCTTTTTTCTTATTAGATATATCTAAACAGTCTTGATTTAAGTCTTTTACAATATCTTCTGGCATCTTACATTTTAAAATGCTTGGCCCAAAAGGTCTTATAATATCAATAAGTGTTTTGTTTTTTGGTTCATCGCCCATTAATTTTCTTATACTGAAAACGAAACGAAATGCAAACCAAACTACGCTATCTACAAAACATTTTGCGTCGAGCGAAACCTACGTTAATATGGCTAGAAAGTACCTATTTATGCGGTTTATTTAACTACCTATACTTGCTTGTTCTTAATGCTCGATTTAGTTGTGTTGTCCAGATATATCTTATCTTCTTTTGAACAGTTCGTTCTGCATTTTCTTCAAAGAATAATCTTTTAGGAATCGGAACGCTTTTAACCAAAGAATAGTATCTATCTTTACCTTTAACGATAGCTTGTTCTGCTTTACCTGCTACAAACTTACCACGTTTAACTGTTCTAACTCCAGACATATCTCTTACTGCTGTTGGTCGCCATTGTGGATTACGTCTAACTCCTAATTTCTTTTTTATAAAGTCACTAGGTACAGCTATAAAGTTACCACTCTTTGCAGTTTTCATACCACCTGTTTGATGCTTTAATAAATACTCTAAAGGATTAGAAGATTTATCTAAAACTTTTGCTGATAACATTCCTCTTTCATAGTCACGCTTCTGTGCCTTCATCACTCTTAATCGTCCTTTAGCCATACGACTTGCATTGGTGCTATTCTTAAATGCTTGTGGAAATGATTTATTAATAGCGTTCTCTCTTACTTTAAACGCTACATCTGTTAGTGTTCGTGCCGCTACAAATGGCACTTGTGATCTTTGAAATCTATTGAGTCCTTTAGTAAATTCTTTGATGTTATTCTTTACGTTTATCTTTAGATACTTTGACATTCTTTTTCCCTTTATGTTCGCATACTTGGCAAGTGCATAAGTCACCATCATAATGATGTGCGTGTAGTCCAGACTCACAATGACATTCACAATGACAATTCTTACAATCAGGCATTATTTTTTCTTACCTCTGCCAAAATAATGTTTAGATGGCTCATAATTCCAACGCATACCTTTATGTCCCATTATATCTGCGTACCATAATCTCAATCTAACAATAACTTTTCTAACAGGTCTGGGCATTAGTGTAGTGTTCTTGTATTAAAGTCTTTAATGAGATCGTCTGTTTCTTTAGCTTTAAGCCATATTTCTGTTTGAGTCTTTGCCCATAATAACGCTTCAAATTCATTTATAAATCCATCTATTGATATTACAACTTTAGTGCCTTTAGTAGATATGTCAGCTTTAAGAAAACTATCTTTAATACTGCCTACTTTTAATTCCTTTGTATCAGTTGTTTTATTTTGTTTTATGTGTTTCTTTAAATTCTTCATACGTTGCCCTAT